TTTAGTATGGATATTTTTGTTAAACAGATGGTATCAATGTTTAAGCTTTCAGGTCTTGATATTGAAACTCTTACCTTAAAGGATGCAAAAATGCCGCTGTACATCATTGCATCGAATATTACTAAGGGTGTGCCCAGTGTATTTTCAGGAGATGTCACTGTTATTGATGCTCTTCGGTGTTCATGTGCGCTTCCTCTTGTATTTAGACCTCAAGAGCTGTATGGACAATTATATATTGATGGTGATGCATTTCTTCCGTATGTCGGAACACTGCAGCCAGATGCATTTGTTATATCATTAAAAACACACAGCTATGCAAAAATGACTCCTGACAATATTGGCAATGTTTCTCTTCCAGTATACATTCGTGAAATATATAACATAGGAGTTAAAAACGGCTATAAGTTCCAGCGGAATGAAACTACTCTGGATCTACTCTATCCTAAGCTTCTTGCAGAATCTGATTTAAATGATTTTGATATTTCAGATATTTTGAAGTCTGCTGGAAAATCTTTACGTGATTTTCTCCTCTCCAAGGGCATTAATCAAGAAGGCTCTGAACGTAGCTGAATTAGGGGGTCCGATCATTTCATATAATTTATCAGATGTTTCTAGCTTGAATGTCGGGTAGGCTGAGATCTTATACAGGGCAGCCTTACCCTTATCACCCTCTGCATTTATTTCCTCAAATGAAATCTGCTTTCCTCCGTAGGTGTAAGTGCGTGTCTTAAACATTTCTTTAAATGACGCCCATGGTTGTTGAGCACTTTTGCAGTGAGGACACCAGGTTGTATAGAAAAACATAAACTTCGCTTGATTTTGATCAAGACCGTTTGATGTTAGAGGCGGTACTCCTATGATGACGCGTGCACCTGGCGCAACACCAGTTACGGCATAATAGAGGCCAATTAATGTTAATGAAACAAGAATAGCTATAACTAATTCACTCCACATCTTTACGAAATGAAGGATATAAAACCTTTGCATCTTTTCGCTGTTTTTCAAAATATTTAATATAAATATCTTCCTTAGCGATCAGCGGTTCGCGTATCATTGCCCACGCAACCTGTACTGTCTGCATTTCTGGTTCATATGGCTTGGGATGAATTTTAATCCACTTTCCTTGAAATCTTACTATGTCCATTTAGTTATCTAAAAGACATAGTGAGTAAGTTTCCATTTTTTAACATTGAAAACGGATTAGGCAGGTGCCAGTTTAGATAACTCAAATGGCGCCTAATATGAACAATCAAATTATCAACAATAACCACATGGGAATCAAGAATCTGTTCGATGTCATAGCTGACATGCGAGTTCGTTGGCCAAATCACACGTGGGGGAATCCTTACATTCCTGTTAATAATAATCTTTGGCTTGTCCGCATTGAGCGTGGCAATCGAATGATGACTGTAGAGCTGGATATTGATTATCACGCAGAGTCTGTTATCGCATGTGTGCTAGAAAATCGTGGCTTCGAGCGACGCGAGTTCACTCCCCTGATGAACGCATTCATGGAGGCGTTTGATTATTAGGGAAAGCCAACGAGGTGAGCACCAATACCAAATCCTGCGCCCGTACGAGCAGAAGAGCCAACAGACGGTGCATAAACATCAAGAATAGCAAAGGTTGCCATCGCGACCAGAGCAATCATTCCGATCTCCGATACACGGAGACTTTTTCCACCCATGTACGTGGGTAGCCAGTATGCAGCGACAGCTACTGCTAGACCCTCGAGACCATACTTCACGACACGAGCTAATAGTTCACCGAAATCAACACCTCCTGGCATAGGAGCTTCTTTGGGATGGGGCATTTATATGATTAAATGAAAATTATTGGCCAAATAGAAATACTAAACCAGATATTACTACTGCATGAACTGCAGCATTAGCCCAAGTAACTTGTCCTCCCATAATCCACCGCTTATTTGGGCCTGGAGGTATAGAAAGAATTACACCCGGTGATAGTAGAAAAACGCATAGGGCAACAAGTCCGACAGTCTGTAATGAAGCCATTTATACTAAAATACTTACAAAAAGTAATGAAGCATATACGCTACAGGTTTTTAATAGACGACGATGTAATGAAACATCATTCTATTCGTAACACAGCTATTATCAACTATGCAATAATGTGTTACTTAAATCACCCAGAAGGTTGGTCCTCACAAGGTTATTTTTTTGAACCCGTTGACTCCCGTGAAAAGGTTTTAATTCGTCTTGCTATGCCAAAAACTATTAAAAATATTTCTGGATGTAGCGAAGATCTTTCATGTGCTGAATTGGGGGGTCGGTTTATGTACTTGAATGCAGATCGCTGGTTTAATGGTTCTGAAAAAAGTAAATTAAACTTGGATGATTATAGGCAATATTTGGTATCTCATGAAATAGGACACATTCTCGGACATGGCCATCAAAAGTGTCCGTGTAAAGGTTGTAAGGCGCCTATAATGATGCAACAAACACTGGGTATCGGAAACTGCAAACCAAATACCTCGTTAGAATAAGAACTTTCACAGACAGCCATACTTATAAATAAATGCCCGAACTAGAGACACTACCCAAGACGGATGAAAATGGCAAGGTAATTGACTATCTTGAAGAGGATACCGAAATTCCTACCCAGAGATACGCCATTCTTTCATTCATTTCTCCTGAGAAGGTTATCAAGCAGAGAAATGAGTACTTTAATGAGCAGTTCATTCAGTGGCTCGAGTACGACTGGAAGGCTAAGGGTATGGAGCACTTTGTAGCCTTCCTTGCCAAGAAGTACACTCTAAAGGTTGAGGATCTCTTCAAGGATCTTGAGGAGTTCAAGAAGGTTCACAATGAGGAGATTGCCAAGACTGATGTCAAGGAGCAGTATCAGGTCTTCCTTCTTAAGAAGGAGAAGGAACTAGATGTGCAGTTTAGTGAGCTTGTCAACTTTCAGACGAATGTTCGTGGTGTCAAGGTACGCCGAGTGTTTCAGAGTCTTGAGGAGTGCCAAACTTATGCGAAGGTTCTACAGCGCCGTTGCCCCAATGACAATATCTTTATTGGTAAGGTAGGAATGTGGCTTCCTTGGGATCCTTCCGAACATATGATGCCTGAGGTTGAGTATGCGGAACAGGAGCTGAATGAGATGATGCGTCGCTATAAGGAGGGTGAGGTAAATCGTGATATCTTCTTTGAGGAAGAGAAGCGTGAGCGTATTAATACTCACAAGAAGGAACAGGAAGAGATTAAGCGGAAGAATATTGAAAATGCCAAGAAGGATGCTGGTGTTGCCGATGTGAAGGACCTGGATACCAGCTTTCAGCAGTCTATTCATCCCTCTGAGGGAGCTGTGCGGGATCTTTAAATTCAAACTATAACATAAATGTCTGGGAGAACACAGCGTAATCGCAAGATAACTCCAAAAGGACTTGAATATAAAAAACAGTTAGCTACAACATCAAAAAAAGCAAAAATCAAGTCTGATATGCAAGATCTCGTTAAATCAATGCAGGCTACCGATTTAGGCAGACCTGCTGAAAGTGCAATGGCCGAGACTACAATGCTTATGCAGACTTCTGCCCCTACAGGTCCTATCATTCAACCTGCAACCTTCGTACCATCATCTGTAGATGAGACTATGGATAGTCTTTCATCTGCAATGAGGAGAACTACAATGGGAGGTAAATATAGGCGTAGACGTAGACATAGACGTAGACATACTCGGAGACATAGACGTTAGTCGCGATCCTTACCTTGCTGTTTAACATGTACCCAGGGACTACTGTTTTTCTTACGGAGATTATCGGGACTATAATCATCTTGAGCTAACATTGCGCTTGAAAACGGCTTATTATCAAGCCACAGAGAATCATCGCACATTTTAAATTGCGGATGATCTTGTGCCTTATACCAAAAAACTTGATCTTCAAGGCGATTCGACTGAACCCCGTTGCAGATCACTAAGCATTCGAAGTTTTCGGTACACTGGTCCATAAACTGACAAAACATCTCAAATGTAGGAAACATTCCTGCATAGTTTTCATAAATTCTTCTGCGATTTCCAAGAATGGTTTCACGAAGAATGAAAATAAAATCAACATTTGTTCTCAAATTCGGTGTAATACCAAGAGGATACTGCATAGTAATGATGGTCATTAAATCAATATGACGTCCATTCATAAAAACATATCGAGTAGATTCTTCCTTGATCCACGATGCATCATACAAGCAGTCGTCTAGGATTAGAAACGCACGAGGATCTATATTAGAACTCCCTGACTTTTTTGTTTCATTTCTTTTAGTTTTTGCACCAAGTTGTCTTTTGATAACACCCATAATAATATCGGGCTTGTATTTATCGTGAATAAGCTTAGATGGAACCATATGTTGAAAAAATTCATTGGCAACCTCAGTTCCCGAAATTACTGTACCGATAGGAAATGCAGATTGAGTATTAAATAGAATATCACGAACTAAGAAAGATTTACCAGTATCCTTTTTGCCGATTACAACTATCATTGGAGATTTTCTTGAATCAATACTACACCGATCTTGAATCGTGTCAATATTAAATTTTTTGATTTGAAAGTTCATCTTACTTATACCGCGTGAAGTTTTTCATTATGCTTTAACCTATCACTATAATATGGTCAAACGAAAGCAGACCAGTGATTTGCGGACTGGAACTTTCAATATGACTGTCCATAAATATTCTTCTATGCCTCTGCTGAGAACAAGTTCAAGTCTCCATTGGGGCTACGAACATGTTCAACCATTTTTTCCTCCAGTAGAAAGGTTATTTAAAACTCAAGACCTGGAAAATGTGTCAGAGTATGGAATTCATTTTGATAACGAGGTAGTGAGTGTTGTCTCGTCAACAGAAATTAGAACATCAACTGGCGAAACTGTGGAAGTACATCGAAAGAGTACGATGATTCTGAGTCCATTTAGTTGGATGCAGAATGAGTATTCATCTCTAATTTTGCCTACAACTCAGGAACAATCAAAAATTACTTCTGAAAAGATTCAAACACCAAATAATGCAGCCTACGTTGGTGCACTAATTTCAGCAGTGTTTTCTAAAACTGGTTTTCCAAATTTCCCAAAGGTTTATGGACTTTTGAACGCTATCTCTAAGTTTCATAAGATTGATATTTCAGACGATTACGAAGAACTTTGTGAGCGTTCTTGGTTTTCTGCAAATATTGGAAAGCTTTTTGAAATTGAATTAGACAATAGTAATGAATCTCCTTCTGCATTTAAACATACCAGAACGGCAAAAAACAGAATTGAATTAGGAGAAGATATAATGCTCGAAGATGTAGAAGAGGTAAGTGGTGTCGGTGGCGATTCTCTTCCTGCAGAAATCAAGCATATGTTTCACGAAACTGAAGAAGATTCTGAAAACATGTCAGATTGTTCATCTGTATCAACATCATATCTATTTCACGCACATTCTTGCGATTGTAGTGAGTATTCAGATGATGAAACTGAGGATGAAGAAGAAAGTAGTTTTGCATGGGCTAAGTTTACTGATGTACCTATTCAAGTTACTATCATGGAGAAGTGCGAAGGAACGCTGTACGGACTATTCACTAAATTCCCGGAACCCCAAAAACAAATTGCATGGATATCTCAGGTAATATTTACCTTAGCCTATGCTCAGCGTAATTTTTCATTTGTACACAATGATCTGCACGGCAATAATATCATGTATATAAAAACAGATTTAGAATACATCAATTATAACTGTGGAGGAACCATCTATCGTATTCCAACATATGGCTATCTAATGAAACTAATTGATTTTGAACGTAGTGTTCTTTCGGTCAAATTAAATGGTATGAAGGAACCAAAAATATTTATGAGTGATCATTTTTCACAGGAAGAGGAAGCAGGTGGGCAATACAATTGCGAACCATTCTATAATTCCAAATTTCCAACTGTTAAACCGAATCCTTCTTTTGATTTGGTGCGTCTTGCTACATCGATGTTCTGGGATATATTTCCCGAAGGGCCTGATCATGCAGACTATAAGGAACAGCCACTATTTAATCTATTTATTAAATGGCTAACTCTTTCTGATAAGTCATCTATTCTTTTTGGAAGTACAAATGTGAAACATGACAGATATCATGGATTTAATTTATATAAGGCAATTGCGCGTCATTGTAAGGATACAGCTGTCCCTCGCAAGGAGATTTTGGAATTGAAGAAATTATATGAAGTAACCAGTGTTCCACAAGGAGAGAAGGTTCATGCAGTTGATTTTTAGAACGTAGGAACACCTACAAACATATCTTGAACTGCAGTGGGAATTTCTACTTTGCTAATAACCTCAGAAACACCTTCTGCACTTGTTGCAAAAACAACTGCAGACGTTAAAAGTCCGCCAAATAGAGAAAGTTTAGCACCATTTTCCCACGAAATGGGCTCGTTTTTTGCCCTTCTATCAAGAGCATAAATTATAAAACATACAATCGCAACTGCAAGTGCTGCGAGAACAATCATCATTTATTGATTTTTAGTGTAAATGTTTACAGGTTTAGAACGAGAGTATCGCTTACCTTGTCCGTGAGTTCATCCATTGCACTCTTTTCTACAACTTCCTTTTTATCCAGATCTTCAAACTCAATTTGACCCGTCTCTTCGGACAGTACTAATGCGTCCTTCTCCTCGTCCTCCGAATCAGTTTCGTCTACAGACTCATCTTCGTCAAATGAGACGGCCTTGTTTTCAACAACCTCGGGAATTTCGGTGATAATCTCGGTCTGTTTCGGCTGGGCGAAATACTTCTTTGCAATAGCCTCCCAAGGAAGAAAGCCACGAATGGTTAGTTCCATGCATTCGACCACAAGACGCTCAACCTCTTGGCGATTACGGGCCTGCTGTTCCATGGTAACACCTACCGTCTTAAACAGATAGGCAACCTGCCAAATCTTTCTAGCAGAGTGCTTATACAGTTCGTGAATGAACTTGGAAACATTCGGGCTGTCAAATTCAACATTAATCTCCGAAGATGATCCACGGTATTGAAGCGATGCAAACGACTTCATGTATGCGATAAACACTCCCATTAGTAGGTCGTCTAGGTATCCACACTTTGTTACCTTAATAATTCTTTCAACTTCAGTAGTTAGAGTTGCATCAGACCATTCAGGAATACGGGTTAGCATATTCTGAAATGTTCGGAGAAGCTGGTCCATCTGACCGTTCCGTTCGCATAGTTCTACGGAAGACTTATAGATACTCCAAAACCCTTCGCAAACTGGTGAAACAAGTAGACTTGCTAGATGTTCCTTGAGGTGGGTCTTGGCAAACTCAGAATCTGTCATTTGTTAAAAAGACTGTTGATAAAAAAGACGACATAACGCAACCATCAAAAACGGATTTGTTCGTCTTAAATCAGTGGATTCTATCCAAACATTTATACATTTTACGATCAATCATACTTGAATTAATCGTAAAATGTCCGTGGATCTTGCACTTCCGTACATCCCTGAGGGGATGACGTGGGGTGATTACTGTATGACTGACGCTGATTATGCATATATCAACACTGTTGCCATCGTGCAGGAGTTTGGTGAAGAGAAGTGGGAGCACGTTGGTGCTCCCAAGGAGGAGATTGTGACTTCTCGGCCGGTGCGCTGGTGCCGTAATGGCAATGCGTGCCAGTGGGCGAACTGCAAGTTCCGCCACGAGCGCTGTGAGCACTACGACCGCTGGGTCGCATCTCGTGGCCGTACTCGCGGATGTCGGTGCCAGGAGACTGACCCGCACAACTGCAAGACGCCCGAGGAGGGTGGCTGCAAGTACGACCACCGTGACCTGAGCAAGCTTGACGTCTTCGTCGAGACTGTGCCTATCACGAACGAGGGGGACATGTGGGAGTATTTCATTCCACTCCGCCTGGATGCTCACTGCAGTTCCGCGCTCGATGTGCGCGACATGAACAAGCACGACCGTGCTCTGCTCATTCGTAGCCTGACGGCCGCTAGCAAGGATGTGGTGGAGTTTGAGGACAATGGAAACTGGATCGGGATTAACTTCCTGGTAGACTAAACTAAATACAAAAAACACAAAATTCAAAAAAAACAATACAAAAAAGAAAAGACATAGTCTGGCGATATCCGTAGTTGCTCGGACTCCTGAAAGGGATAGACTATGTTTTTTTGATAAAAATATAGTTTACAACTCTCCATTCATTTTTAGAATTTTTCCCATATTTTTCAAGTGGTTCGTTCTTACTGATAGTATGACTAGATTGAAAGGTTTTGAGAACTGTCAAATTATCATCTTGATGAGTCTGAATATGTAGAACATTAATTCTTGATATTTGTTCAGGTGTTAAACTATTAAAATACTCATTCTCGTATCCTTTCACATTCATTTTGAGATAGATATTCTTGAAGTTTTTGAAAAACGCATGAAGATTTTCTGTTCGTAAAGTTTTAGTTGGAGATATATTTTGCTTGAAATGAGTAAGTTTTTTGCTTTTAGAGATAATTTGTTGAGTTCCATCCAATATTACTCCGCATAATTTTGGATTTTTGTTCATAAACTCTTCTTCAAATTCAATTCCATCAGGTACACCAACTGAAATAAAAATATCGCATTTACTAACGTCCATAGTTTGCTATCAATCTTTCGTTGAAAACGGATTTGATAGACCTCTACTGATCAGCCTTCCAGTGTTACAAATGTCAATCATGTCAATCAAGAAGCAAATTGAGTCAAGTGTTTACAAGCTCGTCGAGTTTCTCGGCGGGCACTATGGGTTCGATGCCGATGAGGCATTTGAGCTGTCTGAGGATTACATCGTTGCTCTTCTTCCCAAGGAGGAGAAGAAGGAGGAGAAGAAGGAGGAGAAGGAGAAGCCTTCCCCGCTTGAGACTGCGCGTAAGAACGTTGCCCTGTGGACTAAGAAGCTGGAGGCTGACAAGTTCAAGGATGACGAGGCTAAGGAGAAGCACATTGCTAAGCTCGATAAGGAGAAGGCAAAGTTGGCTAAGCTGGAGCCTAAGGTGGAGGAGAAGAAGCCTGCAACAAAGGCTCCCAAGGCAGAGGAGAAGAAGAAGCCTGCAGAGAAGGAGAAGCGCATCAAGCGCATGTCTCCTAAGCTGAAGGAGAGCCTGAAGGAGGTTCTTGACAACGCTGATGTCGAGATGACAGACAAGGTTGTCAAGGAGTTTGTCGACTATGTCGAGAACCTAACTGACGAGGAGTTTGTTCCCAAGGGTCTTGCAGATCACATGCGCGACTTCGCGGAGACAAAGACTCCTGCTCAGGAGCCTGATGAGAGGTCTGTGGGTGGAAGCGGCATTCCGCCTGCAGCAAGTGGGCCCAAGCCTCCAGTTCAGCTGACCATGGACGAGCTGCAGTCCATCCCGGTCACCACGGATGTCGATCCGCCCGGTACGTTCTGGGATGCTGACAGCGGACGCCTCGTTACTGGCCCTGACGCTGATGATGATGATGATGAGGATATCAGCGAGGTGAAGTTTGATGGTAAGACTTATGGTGTCGGCGACAAGTCTGGTCGTGTGTACCTGGAGGTGAACGATCGTGACGTGTTTCAGGGGTTTATCGGTGTTGGAAAGTTTAAGAAGATGGTTCGCGAGTAAAATACAAAACTAAATAAAAATAAAACAAAACCAAATAAAACGCCGAAAGGCAATTTTTTACCAGAACTTTACTACACAATTAGGGAAGGAATGCTTGAACCACTGCTCTACACCAAGCGAATCATATAGAGCTCTTGGAACATAAAGTTCCTTTAACTCTGGAACAATTTGAACATCCGAATACTTTTTGCTATATATTTCCCATGTGTAATCCAGCGTAATTTCATCTGCATTTGAACATCGGTTATTGCTGTAATATGCAGACTCCATAGAATTTTTTGGGTCTACATGAATTTTTTCAACAATGTTTTCACGGAGATACGACATATCGCATACTCGTGACCAAATTGATTGCCAATGTCTTACCGTTTCTTCAGAAAATTTCATATTTTTTTTAATAACCATTATTACATCTAAACAAAATCCGTTTCACTGAAAAGCCGTACTACTAATGCAAACCATGGTAATATTAAGAATGCACTGAATGGTATAAGCCCGACAACACCCCATAAAACAGTTGGGCCTCCAAAATCACCTCCAAACTTTAATACAGTGAAGAACGATAAGAAATATAAGAAAGACGCCACGAAATAGTATAAGTTTGTAAACAGCATTCCAATAATATTAAATGCATGTTGCCTGGGAGTCTTATTATCGACAGCTGTGAGAGGTGGCGCACTTACAGTAAACTTATCTCCATCTGACAGATTCACAGTATTCTTTGCACCATTGATAGTGTATTCTGCATTGAATAGCTTTTTCTTTGATGGGTTCGGATCAGGTAGACCCAGAATAGCAAATCCAATCTCAATATCGATTGCTCCATTTTGGACATGATTTTGTATGGCGTCTGTTACATCTTGGTAATTGCCAGGGTAACCATATTGGGCAGATGTTATTTGAAACCCCGAAGCGGTTCTCTGCGGAGGAGCATTGATATACAGACTACCATTATCATTAATGTTTTGTGTAAGGGTTGACCCGTTGTTAATAATATATGAAACACGCAATACCTTTGCCTGACCAGGCGAAGGATCATTTACATTCAATGCCAATGCAGACACAGATGGTATACTTAGTACGCCATCTTTGACTAAAGCTGATACACTACTTGTTACATCTACACTTGCAGAACTCGTTCCGTAAGTAGCATTTGTTATGGAAATTCCAGTACTCATTCTTATTATGATGAAAACACGACATTTGCTACGCCACCCAGAACTCGGAGAAAATTGTATGATTCGACATATGCTCTCACTGTATACGTATATTGTAGAGATTGAGCGTCAGATTTGCGTATAATACGAACATAGTCATTTGGACCATAGGGCGAGTTTGGTGCATTTGGATTGATAACCGTGGGGTTATGACTGTGCAGTGTACTTCTTAAAACACAAACTGAATTATCTCCCGTTGTTCCCGAAAGTGTAAGTGGAGGCTGAACATATGAATTTCTGAGAACAATACGATTGAACATAGAACCATTAATATGGCCAGAAGGTTGGCTGGTATGGTGATCAAGAGCAAATGAATATTGATAGATTCCAGGAATGTCTATGTTAGCCTTACCCGTTGAATGTTTATAATTTTGAATTCTTGAGAAGAACTCAGAACCCTTAGATGCAAATCGGTCTTTACCATCGATCAAAATTGTCGACTCTACTAAGATGTCCTTTGTTGAAACCGAATTAGAAAGAGCAGTACCAGACGTGTAAGATTGACCTAACCCAGTTGATGTTAATGGCGGAACGTAAGGATCTTCCCAATTTGTATAGTTATCAAAGTCATTCTTGCTAGCACGATCTGATCGTTGGGCTACCCAGACTACTCTGGTACACAAGTTCTTCATTAGAATAGGAAAATCTCCACTGGGACCATATTGGCCCTCGAGGATTGTCATATCAATTTGATTGATCATAAATGAATGATCGGTCTTTGCTATATGAATGAGTTCGTCTTCGCTCAGAAAGATGTAGGTAGCTTCGATGAAAGGATCAATAAACCACAAATTCAGAGTTGGATTAACGGGAACAAAGGGAGTCGTTGTAGGAGGTGATAAAAACTGAGACATCGCATACTGAGATGCTGAATTATCCGGTCTGATTCTTTCGCCATAAGTAGAACTTGTGGAGCGTACATCACGTACAGTAAACAAGTCATACATAGCCTTCAGTTGAACAACAATATCTATCTCTGAATGCTGAAGAGCAATTAGTGGAAGAGCATGACCAATAGATTCACAAAACCAAAAATGCAGAGGAATTGTTATAATGCGTCCTGGAATGGATGGTTCTGGAGTAGACCCAGTATTTGCAATCGAATGGGGATACTGATTGGTTCTACCAAATACATTACCAGGATCATATAATTCTGGGGTATTTCCAGTCATTTCATCGAGTTTCTGCTTTTTTGCCCCGTCAAACTTTAGAGCTGCGTAAAGTTTCATCCATTCTCCTGTGTGACGTACGATCTCTTGACCATTAATTGTAATCGCAACATAGTCAATAAGATTGTAACCAACATTGCGGATCCATTCAAATTCATACCCAATACCGGTGGAGTTCGGGTTGATGTTTGGCGGAGGTGTTCCAACAATAGGAACTACTGGTGAATAAATTGGTGGAAGAGTAAAATTTAAATAACAGTCGTGAAGCAATTGTGCATTTCTCACAACCTTTGATCGTAGCGTAAGTTTTCCCACTGGTGGAAGAGATAAATTTGATGTTAAGAATTGCAATTTAAATTGCTCCATGGCAAACTCTGTATGCCGTTTATAAACTGACCGAAAGTGGGTAAAGGAGGGATTTCCTGTCACAAGCTGATCTTGTGCTCCTTTGCCAACTAATTGCATTAATCCACCTGTCATCTTATTTCATTAACCACATCTATTCTATAGACATTTATCCTACATAGATTGGCGCTATTCTACTTAAACTAATGAATATTTACACTTAATGCATATGTTGTCTTTTTCCATCAGGAGAGAAGAGGAAATAGGATTGGGGCATTGGCATAATGTTCTGGCGGTTTGAATCTTACCCATACCAGGTTCGCCTCTATCTTGGGTTACCACGTAATCTGATGTCTGAGCAGATCTGTAAGATATCCAGTCTGATGCAGTACGCCTATATTTTCCAATTCCAAATCCTGTAAACACATCAATAGATCTTCCCGGTGTTGGATTGGTAACATCCGCGTTACTATCGATCCTTGCCTTGTAATCATACATGGCACGAAGTCTCTGAATACGCGTATAATCTGATGCTGACATATTGCGAGGGCTGTTGTTGGCATTTGACATGGTACTTGAACCAGAATTGGCTAGTGAAGGAGTTTGACCATACGGCATTTATGAAACTACTGAGGTAAAAAATCTGATTTCTCCCGGAGCTGTTCTAATGCCTAACCGTATGAGTCTTGATGTATCCTCAAATGACAAAAAATCAAAAATTTCATTTGTGTCTGGATCCAAAATAAGCATCATTCCCTTTACACGGATCTTTTGAAGTCTTCTGGCCTTGCGAATGACGTTTCTCATATATAATGTGTCTCGTTCATCGGATTCAGACGAAGGTTTGAATGCAAGATCTTCACTTGTAGACGTAGTATCAAAACGCATACATTGAATGATTGGTTGTTCCTTGGAATGTAACTTGCGATGAATTTCGCAATCAATTGCAGATTGTTTGAGGATAAGTGCTATATTTTTGATAATGCGAGACTTTCTATAAGAAATTTCATACAGGTATTCGTCAGAACTCATGAAGGACTGTTTAGGTTCACCTCCCTCATAACGTTTCAATGACATATCATTGCGACGTATCGATACAATGTTTGGCCCTTCATTTGAAGTTGATTGTGCTTCAGTAAATACTGATAAGTACATTTGTACCTTGACAGTTCTATCTGGAACTTCAAGCTTAGCATGAGAGCAAATGCGAATAGCTCGACCAATTACCTGATCTATTCTTGCAGGATTCCAGTATGCTTCCATAATATAAACGTTTCGTACATCAGCCAACGTAATACCTTCAGCACCAGCAGAAGAGGCCATGAAAATACATAGACGATGTTTTGTTATAGAATCCTTGAGTGATTGAGGAAAGGTATCTGAATAATCTTGGTTAAAAATTTGGCGGTAAATTTCACGCTCTTCTTCTTCACCACCAACGAAGAGTGCATAGGCAGGAGCATCGGTCATCGCAGGATCTTCCTTCCAGGATTGGCCGTCCTTTATGATTCTGTAACGTTGAAACCCATTTGCTTCAAGGATTGCTCCAAAGATACCAAGACCTTCCAGTGTTAGATACTGTGAATATACAAACTGGTTTTTATAACCCTCAGAATTTGCTTTTAAGTCTGTTAACATTCGAGCCATCTTAGGTGAGAACTTTTGAAGTCCTTCTCCTCTAAAATAGCGTTCTGGATCCTTCTTGAGTGTTTCAAGAACCTCTGGTTTTTCAATCTTTGTTTCTTCTGTAGTCTCCTCGTCGATGGTTGTTCGTAGCTCAGGAGGAACAGCATAATTGCAAACAAGACGCGATGTCATTCTGAACGAACCAAAATTATCGTCCATTTCATTCTTCATTCGCGCCTGTCTTTTCTCTCGTTCTACTTCAGCCCATCTTGCTTCCAAATAACGTAAGAACTGTTCATCGGACATAGGTATTTTTACTAAGGTTGATTCCTCGTCGAGACGCTTAGGTAGAAGGCGGTCATCTGCTCCCTTATAGTATGACACCAGACCTTGAATTCTGTGAGCAAATAAAATTGGATTTTTGATTGAAAGACCATCGATGAATGTATTGACAAATACTTCAAAGTCAGAAGGAAGACATTCTAATTCTTCAACTAAAAACTTCTCTTCATCCGCAAGTTGTACACCAGGAAACGTCTCTTCGAATTTTGCTTTCCAGGTTAATACCCATTTTTTAATGTCTGGGTCTTGTTCAAAATCTTTCACATATTTCACTGCAATACGTTCTCCCTTTTCGTTGTATTGGCTTTCAAAATGGGGAGGATTGCGAGTTAACATAAAAATGCGCTTAACAGAATTGTATTCTATAGTGTCAACATCTGGCACGTGTCTGAAGAACGAAGTCATTAATCCCTCGTCCCATGTTACAGCTGACTTGGAGGGAATTGAAATTCTCTCAATAGGCCCTCTCAAAAGATTCATTAGATAAGCAATTTCATTAGGTCTGTTGATAACCGGAGTACCAGATAGGCATACCACCTTTGCATTTCTGGCCTTATAGATCATGTCGTACAGTTTTGCCTTGATGAGACGTTCATTAACTACGCTTCCAATTAAGTTGTGAGCCTCATCAATAATTATAACCGAGTTATCAAAGATATCGGGCTTATCGGGGGGAAGAACTGAATCAATATTTCTGGATGAAAGACCATTATAGTTAATGAACGTAAACCGCTGTTCCAGAATATCATCTATCTGTGCTCGAATTAAATCTTGTGTGACCTTATCTAAAGTCCTAAAGTTAGCAGGGCGATCTGCAACGGTAACAAAATATTTACCCTTCGCATCTAAATATTTTTCAGATACTCCCATGCTCTTCGCCTGCTCTCTGTCTTCCGCCGATCGAATAGATTTGGATTCCCAGTGTTGCTCATACGCATAAATTGGGTCACCACATTTGCGAATCTCGCCACGATAGTTCTCCTGTAGAGAGGCTGGTAACATGATAAAGACCTTTTTGTTAGACATTAATGACTCTGCTACTGCAATAGAGGTACACGTCTTACCGGAACCAAGACCGTGATACAAGAGAATACCTCTGTATGGAGTTTCGATAAGAAGATAATCTCTTACCAGTTTTTGATAGGTAAACAGCTCTCGGGTATTGGCTGATCCACTTCTCTTTCTACATAAATCTTCTTCAGCATCAAGAGGGTCGACGTCGGTGTTTCTGTAGTTTGCCTTTAGAAAGATTCGTGTTATCGAATCTGAAAAAGCTTTACGATTTGGTAAAACGTACATTTCCTACTTATTTTTGGAAAGGAATTGATAATGGAGGCAATAATTCGCAAAAACCCGAAATTATGGATGGTAGCATTCTATCTGTTTTTTGTAGCTGGATTCCTATTTGTAAAGCCAAGTATCGCCTTTGGTGAACAGGGACGAGTTCGACCCTTTGGAGTTGGTAAGCGGGAATGTACTGTATTTCCAGTTTGGTGGTGGATGTTCATTTTTGCAGTACTATCGTATACTTTGGTTGCATTTTTACTAAATTATGACTTCTGAGCATTCTCTTCCTTTTGAATTTCTTTTTGGTGAAGTTCAGCTAATAACTTCTTCTTAAATGCTGTCATCTCCTTTAGGTCGGGGTTGCATACCACAGCTTCTGTCTGATGAATATTCCACACAGATGTAATCCAAAATATTATCATTGTAACGTAACCAACACCTACAATATTAGACTTATCTGTCGGTATTCCAAAGGATGCCAATGTGTTTGAGAATGGAGATCTAACAAACTGAAATGCAGCCGCCAGTGCATAAACTAATGCTGGAGCCGTTGCAGAAATGAATCCCTGTTTTGTGTGTTCTGTCAAATTTCTCTTGGAACACTGAAGTTGACTGGAGAGTAGAGAAATGACAAATCCTGTAATACCAAGAACTAAAAATACTGCTATAGTCGAAAAGCCTAATAATTTCCAGTCCATTCTATTGCTTGTCAGCAAGAGTTTCGTATATCGAAACTTTGCGACTTAGTTCCTCTATCATAGTTATACGTTCGGCGTAGTGTGGTCTTGTAATAGACGTAGCCTCTTTTAATGTTTTCCACTCCACTGCAGAAATTTCTCTTGATTGCATGGGCGTCATCTTCCTGGACGTATCTATTAATTTTGATGACTTTAGACATGCGACAAAGTAGATATGTTTGTAACGTATATTGTTCAAGGCTGTGAATACTTCCGTGAACTCTAAATTAGGTATAATTCTGTATGCGTCCTCTGGAATGTTTGTTTCCTCATTAAACTCACGAACAGCGCACTGTAGATCTGTTTCTCCTCTTGAACGGCGACCCTTGGGAAATCCCCATTCTGCTTCATCGAATGAAGCTGTATCACATAAAATTGTTGATTTGTCGATACTATTAAATTTTGATTCTGCAATTTCAAATTCTGCCGAGTTCCTATCTCTACTATTTCCCCAAAGCTTTGACCAGAGTGTTTCAAAGTCATTTCTTACAATCAACATTTGCTCCTGCGATGTCATATTCTCAATAAGCCGACGAATATACTCCTTATCGCCAGTCTCAAACTTTCCTCGAACAAATTCCATAAAACACATACTCACCTTTCTCCTCACCATTAAGACACTAAGTTCCTTTGGATCACAAGGTAGGTTTAATGGTTCAAATATGCCTCGAAGAAGAATTATTCCACACGATATAACAGGCAATGAACATGATCTAAATAAATGACCTTCCAGCCCACAGTTATTACAATACATTGGTTTGCTACTCATTTCACTGTTCTATCTTCCGTTTTTTACTTCGGTGTTTCTTACAAATGAGTTGGTTCGGATCAAAACCTACAGCTCCTGCTTTAGCCCTGCCATCGGCTCCAAAGATTGATTACAATGCAGCGAAATTTGATGCTTCTTACGTAGAGAAATTGGCAAGTGATTCAGCATCAGCCGTGGCGGCTGCACAAAAATCAGCCGTTGAACAGTCTAAGGCTTTACTGAGTGCAACGGGTCTCGGTGTAACATACCGGTGGGTAATAATGTTTTTAGGAATAGCCGCAGTTGTATCTCTTGCAATCGTCTTGTACGATGCATTTGCACCTGATAGTTGGCCCAATATCTTTTTTAGCAAGAGTAAGGCCTCAGGAAGTTCACCTTCACCTCCGCCTGCATCAAATACGCCTACGTTGACTATTCAAAAGGCAGCATATGGTGATGGTACTACAGTAACAGATGTTACTGCAAACTTATCGGCAAAGGTAGTTGGTGGAACTACACTGCCTGGATTTGTTGTTGGACCGGGAAATGTAGGACTAAATGAGAACCCTGTTCCCAATGTAACCAATACACTTTATGTAACGTGGTATGTGGGAACAAGTGCATATCAACAGACAACTGTAGATGAGAACATGCCATTCCCAACTCTACCTACTAGCATTCCTCCCAGTTCTGTACAATCTGGTGGTGTTTCAAGCGCTCCTCCGCCGTCTATTTATAGTCGTCTGATGAACCTATTAACTGGTTCTGATAGTAGCGGTGATTTGATGTCACGCCCTCACGATGCAACTAATACTGCAATTATTCAGGGATCCAATGCTCCTCTTTCTGCTCAACAGCAGGGTTCCTATGGTATGCAATGGTGGATGTTCGTAAAAGACTGGAATTACGGGTTTGGAAAGGATAAGGCTATTTTGAGAAGACCCGATCCCACGAATCCTTCTATAATGAACCCATCTGTATCTCTCCATCCTACCGATAATAGCATTCGTATTGGTATTTCTGTTTTCCCGTCGGGTGATGGCGGGACTCCTGGAGAACCACTTCCTGCAGGTAGTACTGGAACAGATGAGGTTTTTGTATGCGAGGTTCCTAATATTCCTCTGCAGTCTTGGTTCTCACTTTCTATGTCAGTCTTTGGTAGAAACTTGGATGTCTACATTGACGGTAAACTGGTAAAGTCTTGTCTGCTTCCTGGAGTACCAAAGCCCACGACATCTGATATTCAGCTATCTCCTAATGGCGGTTTTTCAGGTTTCCTATGCAACTTCTATCATTATTCAAGAATGCTTACACCAGCTGATGCAATGAGCTTTTATTCTGCAGGAACATCGTGTAGAAATAGCACGCCGGGAACCAGTGCTCCTTCTACTGCTTCAGGATACTCGGTAAAGTTTGGTGTATATGACGCTCTTGGTAAGCAGGTCCAAGAATTTGCCTTCTAAAGAATAATGTATTCACCATTCAAATACTTTAAAGGATTATCGTCACGGAAGAAAACTCAGCGAAAGAAAGAGATTTCTAAGTTTGGGAAAATGTCCTTTAAGAATCCCAAAGCGTATGTGGGGTTCTTAACTGATAAAAATGTAAAAACAAGACGATCAAATTATACTGCGAAGTTTAAGTCTATGTTTCCTAAGGCTAACTCTTTAACACAAAAAGCAAAAGCAACCGGTGTTCCTGTTGGTTATCTAAAAAAGTCGTATGATCGTGGTATGGCTGCGTGGAGAACAGGTCATCGTCCAGGTGCTACTCAACAGCAGTGGGGATATGCTCGCGTACATTCTCTACTAACATGTGGAAAAACATATTCAACTACTGATTCTGATATCATGAAGGATGCGAAGAGAAAATCTCGTTCTGCTAAGCGTTGGTGGGATAAAACTTGCTGAGAAACTCAGGAGCTTCACGTTTAGTATATTTAACAATTCCACGTTTTTTCATTTTGTCTTCAATGTAATATTTCTGATACGACTCTACCGGATCAGACGTCTTATACTCATCCGGCATTGCTAGTTTGAGAGGTGTCATATCAACCATCGACATCTTAGGTGGATTATTCAGAAGCCATACAATGTGTTCCTCTGTCTTGTGCTGTTTTAATCTACCATATCGAAACTGATATTCCTTGCATAGCCACCAACCAAGAGAACAAAGCCATAAATAGTTACTAAGCGACTCGCGAGTCCAAATAGCAGACGGATGGTTCTTATGTGCTAGTTTATATGCATTCGATGGTAGATTGGGGGTTTCGAGAACCCAATGCGCAGAGTATAGTAACTGTGCTGTTTCTATGATCATTTTTACAACATGTTTATCGCAGTGATATTCTGCTGCTTGACGTGGTTTCCAGCTTAGAAAGAATATATTCATTGTCCGCAACAACTAAAAATAGATTAAATAAGTCCGTTTTAGAACTAAATTTTGAGGTTACAGAATAATGGACTATTCGACAATAATTTCAGTCTTAGTTGCAGTAGCTGTAGTTGTTGGCTCATATTATTTGTTCCAAACTATACAGACATCAGCAACTTCTACAGTATTACGTGGAACGATACAGGACGGAAAGAAACTGTTCGCAAGTAAACAGATTCTACCCGTGTCTATTAATCAACGCGAAGGATTGACGTTCTCTTACACTTGCTGGGTGAAGATTGATGATTTTTCCTATCGTCTTGGTGAAGAACGTGTAGTATTCAATAAGGGAGCAGATGACTTATCAACATCATGTCCTGCTCTACTCATAGATGCTCATACAAATACATTTATTGTAAAATTAGACACCTTTGGTGCAACTGAAAGAATACCGATTAACAACATCCCTGCAAAGAAGTGGATTCACGTGGCCATTGCAGTTGATCAGGATTCTGCAGATGTCTACATTAATGGTACTTTGCACACTCATCATTCTTTGGCACAAATTCCTCGTCAAAATGGCGACACTGCAAAGACCGGAATCAACGGTGGGTTTGAAGGAAAGATTGCGTCTCTCACGTACTACAGTTACTTTATGACTCCTAATCTTGTTGCAGCAAGTATGTCTGCAGCCCCCCAGCCCGACCCAGATGACGCTGTAGGACCTCTTCCTCCCTACTTCGATATTACGTGGTGGACTAAGTCTACTTAATCCCCTTTAATGATGCCATTGCTAAACTAGCCTGTCCCGAACCCGCTTCTGATTTGGTTTTCATGTCTTGAAATTCACTATCTAGAGTATCTATTCTTGCATTTGTATCAATTAAATCCTGCTGTAAGCTCTCTAATGTTGGAGTCATATGCTCACGTATTAGGTAGTTACCATTCGATACAATTGCAAAAAATAGAAGCAGTACACCAACTAACAGAATTAACTTCCGCATCTTTGCTTTGTTAGATATAAATGAGTTCTCAAGGACCAGCTTCGAGTGATGATGGAACAAATGGTGGTTATCCTGCTGGAAGTGCTCAGGTTGGTACAGTTACACCTAGAGGGTACAGATATTCTCTAGAATCAATTCGCGATGCTTCTGATTATACGGAGTATATTCGTCAACAAAAATCGTATAGCTCTTACGTTGGAGCTTCTGCACCTAATGAAAACCGTCCCGACATATACGGTAGTTGGTTTCGTCTACAATATTTATTAGGTCGGCATAAGAGAGGAGTATGTACTGGGACTGGAGGCCCTTGTGCTGACGGAATTGCTAATCAAATAAAAGGAGAGATTGGCGATTCGTAAAATGGATTCGCAAATTAAATTTGCTGAACTAAGCAAGGATGGTAAAAAGAGCCTCGCGAGAAAATGCACGTGACAGAAAATGTTCCGAGGACTTATCTGATGGCGGAAAGAAACCCAAGAAGCGATCAAGATACAACCTGCGCGATAGGGGTACTGTGTGGGTAGATGATGATACCTTAACTGAGCCACCTCCGCCGGTTATTCTTCTAGTGTCAAATGATGATACAGATGAAGATGACGAAGATTATGAAGAAGATGAAGATGATGAAGATGATGAAGAT